CCCGATTGGGCCGTTCTCAAGTAAAGTTACTACGCTGGAAGCTGCGAAGCAGATCGGCGATCACTCGAAAGAGGTGAGGTCAATGACTGATGAATTGCGGAAGGCGTCAGAGGCTTTGTTTGATTTGGTAATCATGGCCGTACCCAAGTTTAAGTCGCTGGAAAAGTGGTACTTTAGCACCATCCTAACCATTGACAAATGGGCTGGGTCAGAGGGTAACCAGGGAGTTGCGCGGGCAAAAGAAATTTTACATGCAGGGTGGCATAAAATCCTGTATGGAAAAGCTCCAACGCTCAGTTATGTAAAGGCTGAGAATGGATGTCCTGTGTTAGTACAACCATTGGTTGAGTTGGTAAAACAACTACCCAAGACTGCTAAATCAATGTCTGCAACCTTGAGCCTAGTTAGGATGACCGACCTTTGGGAAGGTGTACCTGACAAAGCTTCAATCGATCGATCACTTAAGGTGATCGAGACCTCTAAGTTACCGCGCTCAGCAGAACCTATATTGAAGGAATACGATAAGTTTCTGGACATATTACTAACTGCTCCAGCGTTTGACAGATACCCGTTTGTTAAAGCGATACGGGCTCAACTGGAGATTACATCAAAGGAAGAGTTTCATCGTTATCGTAACAATATGGGACCACATGGGCCGATACTTGAAAACGCTCATTTGGATATGTTGGTTCTTAGGAGGGTCAAGACTAGTTCCGGCCGAAGCCTTTATGATGCTATTGATGAGCTTCAGCAATTAATTGTTGAACAAGTCGGTAGTGGTAGAAGCTGGACCCCCAAGATGGGGTTAGACGCGTTCTCAGATGAGGAACTGACTAACGGGATGACTGAGGATCAAATTCGAAGGATCCGAGGTGTACCCGGTAAAATCGGTTTCAAATTCGAAAAGTCAGGTAAGGTCAGGCTGATAGCTATGCCGGATTACTACACCCAGTATAGCGTGACGCCGGTAGGTGATTGGCTGTTCAATGTCTTAAAAGCATTGCCGGCTGATCATACCTATGACCAAAACGGTGCAATTCCTAAAATCGCACAATGGCAAAGAGAGGACAGAACAGTGTTCTCGTTCGATCAGAGCTCTTGTACTGATTTGTTCCCTGTGGAAATGCAAACTATCTTGCTCGCAAAGAGGTTTAATCGGCCTCTTGCAGAAGCCGTGCGAACTGTGTTAGTCGACCGGGAGTGGGAGATAACCTACCCCAAGACCAGAGTAACCCGAAAGGTGAAATGGAGTGTCGGACAACCTCTGGGTGTTTATGCATCATGGCCTTTGATGGCCGTGACACACCACATGTTGGTCCAGTTCGCATCTTGGCGGTGTGCAACTCGCAAACAAAGTTGGAAGCCGTTTGAGGATTACGTCATCTGTGGAGATGACATCGTGATTGGCTCCGTGAACGTCGCACAGTCATATCTGAAATTAGTGCGCGCTCTGGGCATGAGAATTAATCTGACAAAAAGCTTCATTTCTCAATATTCGAAGAATGGAGTGGCTTGCTCAGAGTTTGCAAAGAAATTCGTGTGGAACACCAACCTGCTATATGAACTCAAACCACGTATGGTGTCGAGCGCATTACAGGACTGGAGGCTTGTAGTACCGTTACTTTGGGAGCTTAAAGACCCTAATGGTTTAAACCTAGGGTTGAAATCGCTCCGCGCGTTTGTCCATAAATATTGGACGAAGCATACGCGCTTTCTTGACTTTATGATGACCATCCCCCGAGTAATCGGAGGTGTGGGCTTTAAAGATTCCATCCCTTTCAGGGACCGGGCTTTACAGTTGACTTCTGGTCTGGAAATCCACCCTCTTTTGTCGTATTTGGCATTGAGGATCAGATCAAGGTTAAAACATCTGGGAGATCGGGGAAAAGTGGATCCGAAATCTAATCTTTTGAAATTGAGAGTCATCAAAAACTCGAGAGGAAAAAGGAGGACGAAATTGGTGAAACCTTCATTCTCTAAACTAGGTCCGGCAGCAATGTCGGTGCACCCCTATGTGGAAGCTGTTAAATATCTATCTAAAGAAGATAGGAAGCTTGCACGACCCAACGATACCATTCCGAGTAAGAGTGAAATCTTGCTCGACCTGTCAACTGGAAAGAGAATCGATTATTATACGAAGATTCTCACAGAGGAGCTTAGAGAGACTGCCTCTGTTCCTAAGTGGGACACGCAGACCGATAAGCGGACTAAAGATTCTAGTGTCTTGTGGCGCAGGGCTATGGAAGCCCGCAACACTCTAACACCCGAACTCGTCGAACGCATCATTGTTCCAAAAGAACAGCGGGAGCGAGTTACCCAGGAAGAACAAAGAGAAATCTTTGTAGAACTTCAGGTTCAAGTGCTAACAGAATTGCTAGACAGCTTGAAGCGAGAACTTGGCCGGCTGTAGTAACAAATTGCCA